TGCATAATTTAACTTTAATGACATGGTATGCATATTATCTTGAAATGTATGGCTATCTTCATCAACATAAAATGTACGATACAATTCTAATTCTGGAATAATAATATACACTCCTATGCCAGAAGTTACTTCTGCTATACCCAATGTATTTACTGTTAATGTTCTTTCAGGTGTGTTTTTTTCATTGAGTATACTATTTACCATATCATTTATTTGTGCTGTAGTAAGACTTTCATCAGGTTTTTCAATTTCCTGAAAAATACCTATCTTATTTTCCAATTCTGTATTACTTTTTTCTGCAATGGTTGTACCTTCTTTTGAAACCATTTTGACACGTGTTTTTACATTTTTAATACTTCTACTATAAGAATAACTGTTTATATTCTGTCCTACCTCAATTATCCATTGCAATATGTTTTCTCGTCTTGTAATTAAATGGAGTTTTCCTTTCTCACTCATCACATAATGTCTAATACCCGTTGCATCAAAATCAAGACTTAAAGCGTCTGCAATGGCATCAAATGCAGTTGTTTTGCTTTTTGTCAATTCTGGTATTTTATAAGTACATTCTGACACTTCTCCCATAGGAATATGAAAGCGAGTACAGCAATCTCTAAATATATCGCTTGCTGTTTTATTTTCATATACAAAAGTATCTTTATTATTTGCTAAATAAATACCATTATCATAAGCAGTAAACGTTAGTTTTTTATTATGATTCTGTGTCTGTGTCATAATAATACCTCTAAAAAGTTCTGTATCATTATAATAAAACAAACACTGATGTCCCTGCTCTACATCAATATGACTTCTAGCGTGTTGGTATCCATCATCATCAATTAGTGTTACACTCAATGTTCTACAAGAAGAACCTTTTCTCCCTTTCCATTGTATTTGTTCCACAAGCTCTGTTATATCATAATATTTTTGTTGTTTTATTAGTATCAAACAAATTCCCTTTGTCACTATTTCACCACCTTTTTATGGTAAAGTTAAAACCTGTCCAGCATAAATCAAATTAGGATTCCCACCAATCAATTCTTTATTTACTTCATATATTTTTTTGTATTCTGAACCGTTATTATAATATTTTTTTGCAATATTCCATAAACAATCACCGCTTTTCACAGTATACGTTTTTGGTTTTACAGTATTATCTACTCTTGTTTCTCCCTTTTCTACTTGAGCATTTTTGTTCAGCATATCTACATTAATTTGCCGTACTGCAATTTCTCTATATTCTTTCAATGTCATACTGTATTGATAAGTACCAATATCTCCGCCTTGTTCTTCATAACTAAAATCTTCAATGGTCACATAAATATCTATGCCACAAGCAGTCACAATAAAATGAATGGGTGTTCGGCTTTCTTTCCATTCATTGATTTTTTGTATCAATGTAATCGGTTTTGTAATATTGCTGACTTGTATTCCTGGAAATTTTGTTGCTGGAAAAAAGCTAGAAAAATGAAATTGCAATGCTGGACGACTCTGCATAATTGTAATTTCTCCTAAGCCTGCAATATCAATACTGTCATTTTTACTTCCATTTTTTATTTCAAATGAAGAAGGCAACACAGGTAATTGTATTTTTTCTTTTTCTGCATTGTATGTCAACCACATTTCATATTTAATAGTCATATGACAGTTCGCCCTCCTCATAAATTTCACTTTGTATAATATTCATCAAAACTGGCTTGATATATTGATAAAGCATTTCAATCACTGTTTCTTTGTCAACACATTTGTTTCCACCAATTTCAATATTTCCTTTACCAGCTATTTCAAGTACAATATGTTTTTGTTGTTCTATAGGAGTTTTTACAAATTGATTTTCTGTATTTTGATTACTATTAGAAAATACTTGTAACGGTTTCGGTTCACAATTTAAAGCATTGATTAACTTGTCCGTTTCACTCGTAGGAAATACAGTACTACCTTGCTGTCCAATAATAAGTTCTGGACCATTTTCGCCTGCTATAAAATAATCTGTACTGTTTGTTGTTCCACTGGCATATGCTGCTGCTTTTGTTGCTATCAATTCTGTACCATTTTCACCAGCAATAAATATACTTTCTGCATTTGTTGTACCATTTGCATGTCTTGGAACAATAGTGCTTGTATTAACAGCAATATTGACGCTTGGTGTTACACTTGCCAATGTTGCTGCTACTGCATTTGCTACAGACTGTGCTGCTGTAACCGCTCCTTTTTCTCCATTTTTGATGCTATTAATATAAGCATTGATTGTTTCATCAGCAGATGCCTTTGCCTCGTCAGCTATATTCATATTTTCTACTGTTTCATGCATTTTTTGTTCTATTGCGTCCATTTCAGTACTAAAATTTGTCTGCCAATCTGCTGTCGCTGCTGCTGCTTCCTGCTGTTTTGATTGCACTTCTCCTATTGTATTGATTATTTTTGAAATAACTTCTGTATTACCACTTTCTATTGCCTCTGCTAAACTTGCTGCAAGCCCTGCTGCCTCTGCACTACCGTCTTGCACATAGGACATTAAAAGGTTATAATTTTCCTCTGTTACCCCTAAACTTTCATAAGAAGTTGTTTTCAATGTTTCTATATTAGAAAGATAACTATCCCAATAACTTAATTGGCTATCCAGTGCAGTTTGTACATTAGCAACAGTTGCTTCCGTATCCGCTTCTGCTTTATCAAATAAACCGAATTGCCCTTCAAAACTTTTCATTGCTGACAAATATGCCTCATCATACGCTGCACAAAGAGCCTCAACCTCTGCTCTTACACCTTCATAAGCAACTGCTGCTCCTTGCTCCGCATTAACAATACCATTGAATGCTTGTTCTGCTGCTCGTTCTACATTTTCCCAGCCTTGTTCAATTTCATTTATAACAGTATTATTTTCTTTTTGTACAATCGTCAATTTTTCCAATTCTGCTTGATAGGTTTTAAGGTCGTCTGTTTCTCCAAAAGTAGTCAAACGTTCCCAGCCACTCATATTATGAATGCGTTCTTGCTCAATTCTGATATTTTCATTTGCTTTTGCTATTTCATTTTCTAATTCAATTTGTTTTTGCAATACTTCAATATAAGTTTCTTCTGCTTGCTGTTGTCGTTGTTTTTCAGCTTCTTGCTGACAGGCATTTTTTAATGCTATAGTATAATCTTCTGTACTAATTGCAGCATTTTGGAGTTGTTTTGATAAATCTGGATATGTTTGCGATAATTTATTTGTAATCGCTTCAAACTCTTTTTGTTCTGCCGTTGTTAATTCTGTTTGTGTTGCTAAATCTTGATATTTTTGAATGAGTGCCATTGCACCAACTTCTTGCGAATTGATTTTTGACATTCCTTCATCATAACGATTCCCAATTTCTTCTACACTTTGACAAAGAGTGTCAACTTCTGCTGAAAATTGTTCCACTGTTTGTCTATTTGCTTCAAATGACGCTGATAAATCATCTAATTGATATTTTAACTTTAATGCTTCATTAGATAATTCGCCATCTTCCTCGCAAGCTTTTTCATATTGCTCATTTAAGTTTTGTAATTCATAATATTGTTCCCGTGTTGTTGCTGTCATACCTGCGGTTTCATCTTCTGCTTTTTCAATCATTGAAATAAATGCTGCCACTCCTGCTACAAGTGCAGTAACACCTATTGCTATTAACTTAAATGGTCCTAATGCTGACCATGCTGCAATGCCAAAGGCTTTTAGTGCTGGAATTGCTACAGAAGTAGCAGTAGAAACAGCTGTAATTCCTGTAATCGCTGTTGTTGCTATACCAAGTGATACAGCAATGGCAGAAATTGCTTTTACCACAATAGGGTGTTGTTGTGCAAAATTAGATATGACATTCAAAACCTTTGTTCCGCCTTGATAGAGTGCTTCTATCATGGGATTGATATTTTGCCCTACTGCTATTTTTAAGTTATTTGCTGCATTATATAATTCTTCTTGGGCATGAGCGGTAGTATCTGTCATAGCTTCATATGCTGTGTCTGTTGCACCAATAGAATGTTGCATAGCTGTAAGTGTACTGTTAAATTGCTCTGCACCTGCATTATAAAGCGATAACGCACCAATACCAGCTTCCGAACTGCTCCATAATTCATTAAATGCACCAGCATCACCATTTACACTTGCCCCAAGTTCTGCCATGACATCACCAAGAGAATAACCTTGCTGCATAAGCTGAGCAAAAGAACTACCTGTTCTTGCAATTAAAACTTCTGTAACATCACTGCCACTATCACCTAATTCATTCAGCATAGCCTTTAAATAAGTACCTGCTTCTGCTGTTGCAATACCGCCTTTTGTTAATTCTGCATAAGCTGCAGAAAGATTATCCATTTCAACACCATAAGCAGACGCAAGCGGAATCACTTTACCAACAGACGCTGCAAGTTCATCAACCGTTGTTTTCTTTCTTCATTGTCCAGATTCTTTATTCTGGAACTATGTTTTCACATAGAGTTGGACTATCTCTTACCCCTCGTCTATCATACGTTAGGGGTGCGGATTTCGTGGATATTTCTGCATATAAAAATCGCTGATAATATATCAACGGTTTTACTTAGCTTACTTTATCTAGTCTCTAAACCTTTAATAACTTTCATTATTAAGTGGTAATTGATTAGCATAGACCAATTATTGAGTAGTCATTAGCCTTCCAATTTTAACCCGCTTTTCACCTATCCATTTTCTAAATAGGGGAGCAAAACATTTACCCAAATTTTGCGTCTGTATAAGCATATCCGAAATATTACTTGCTTTACCTGCTTCCAACCCATAAGCATTTAATGCTGTGGTCAATACATCTACTGCTGTTGCAGAACTAGTAAAACCACCTGTTGCTAATTTTGAGGCGGTTGCTGTAAATTCTACTGCATCAGCAGTATTGACACTGGCTGAAAGTGCAGAATAGGTGGCTTCTTCCAGGTCTGCTGCTAATATTCCTGTATCTCTTGATAAATTCATAATATCAGACGACATTTGAGAAAGAGATACTTGTGTTGTATCTGCAATAGTAGATATCTTTTTTGTACCTGTTTCAAATTCTGAGGCAGCTACAGAGGCAGCCATAAAAGCGTCTTTTATTTCACTAATCAATTTTGCAATACCAGCTGCTGCTAATGCCTTTTCTAATTCTGCTATTGCATTGCTACCTCTTTGACTGCCGTTTTCAGCTTCTTCTGCTGCTCTCCGTGTTGCATCTCCCAATTCATTTGTAGCGTCAGCAGCCCTTCTGTTTGCATTGTCAAGTTCTTCCGAAGTTTGGCTTACTCTTTCTGCTGCTTGCCTAAGTTCATCAATATTGTTTGTACCTGAAGTAATGATTCTGTCGTATTCTGTCATAGCTTCTTCAGCAGATTGTTGTGCTAATGTTAATTCATTCATAGCCTCTTCTGCTTGTTGGCTTGCTCTTGTGAGGTTTTCTCTCGCTTCTGTAGAAACTCTATCATTATTTGCTAATTGCTCTGATATTTGTAATGCTTCTTGCATTGCTTGCGACAATTTTTGTTCATTGTCATTTGCTTTTTCTATTTCTGAACTTAATGCTCCAGCAGCAAGTCCGCAACGTCGCATAGCCTCTTCTAATGCTGCAATATTTTCTCTTGTAGAAGAACCTGTTTCTCCTAGCTGTTCTGTATTTCTTATCGTTTCGTCTAAATTATCACCATAATGATTTAAAGAATCTGATAAGGAATCTGTTTGTGTTGTGATATCTTGCATACCATTTCCGTAACGATTGATGGCATCTAATAATGCATCAGCAGCAGAAGAAGCATTGTTTGTTGTATTTTGTAAAGAATGAATAGATGTTGCAACACCATCTATGCTAGATGCTGCTGTAACTGACCCTTGAGAAACAGTATCAAATATTGCACTTGCTGCTTCTCCTGCTCTTTCAAATTGCTCTGTCATAGATAATCCAGCTTGTGCAATACTTGCTATGGTGCTACTCATATTGTCTAAAACATGAAATGTTGCTGTTAAATTCGCTATATTTCTCCCTCCTCTCTCTTACATAACATAAAAAAAGAGCCTTGCAATCGCAAAACCCTTAATATTTTATAATCCTAACATTTTATTTTTTTTCTTATCAAAATCTTCTTGTGTAATAATACCTTCATCCAGCAACTGTTTTAATTCTTTAAGAGCATTAGCATCTATAGATTGAGCATGTTCAGATTTTGTATATTCTGAAACAGCTTTATCAAGTTCTTCTTTAAATTTTATTGCCTCTTTAAGATTTACTTTTTTAAAAAGAATTGCATTTGCATCATGAGTATAGCTTAACGCATTTCCATAGGGAGAACGTGTTTTTTCTCCAATAATTTGAAGATATATACAACCTATAGCACATAAAAATTGAGGTTCTACAAGTCTTATAGAAACAATATCAGATATTCTAATTACTCTACCTAAATCTTTTTTTCCTTTTTTTATCTTTATAGCATTATTTTCTATTTCAATTTCACCATCAAAACCAACAAATTTCATTTTAATATACCTCCATATGATATTTAAGTCAAATTATATCATACAAAACAATATTTGTGAATAAAAACATATATTATGAAATTTATTTTTTCAATTGACTTAATTTCCTTTTTACAGCTAATTTAGGATTCAATAAAAGTCCAGTTTCATATGATAATATCGCTTTTTCTATATTACCATATTCAGAATATAATTCTCCTAATTGTTTGTATGTTATTGATAATTGATAATGTGACATATTATCATCATCTTTTAATCTTTCCAATAAATATGTTATTTCTTTTTCTGTTTCTTGCCATTGTTTTGTTCCATTGCCTACTTTTAAAATCAATTCTTGTATTCTAGCATTTAGCATATAGGGAGATATATCTGGTTTTTTATAGTATTCTTTTAGACTTTCTTCATCAGGATTCAAATTAAAATCATATTTTACTACAATATTTTTATTATCTCCTAAAATTCTGTCTGCAACATAAAAAGCGATTACTTTTTTTCTTTCATCTACAAATATAATACGAGTCTGATTTACACCAATCTCAATACATTTTTTACATATCACTTCCCGCTTTTCTACATCAAAAATGATAGTTACTCCACTATCTTCATCATTTTCATGGTTATATGCTGTTTGACAAACAATATATTTTCCTGTTCTTGATATTCCACAAGCTGCAATATAAGATGTACTTTCATACATTAATAAAGGCTTAAAATTCGTATCTGTCAAATATAATATTTTTCCATTGAAACAACAAATAAAATCGTTCTGTGCAAATATCCAATTTGATTCATATTGTGATTTATATTTACAAGCCTCATAAAGCATTTTTGCAGTTTGCTGTAAATCACAATGACCCTCTGCAATATCTAATGTTCTCATAGTATCCCCCCTAAAACAGATTTTACTATAAAAACATTACTTTTTCAATAAAACAAAATTAAAATTTCACGTATTTTGTTGGTATTATTTATATTTTAAAAATACATCATTTCTCACTGGATTTTTATTTTCTTCTAATTCTGAGGCAATATACAGCAACTGCAAGCGTCTAGGCATATAATAAAAGTCTTCCATACGAAGGTTATGTCTTTGCCACAAAACGCTTGCCCAATATGCCATACT